ATATTGGGTTAAAGGACTTAGCTATTGTATCTAATAGTAATAATTCTTATACTAAAAAGTATAGAAATATTAATAAAGGGTATAGAGTTAGATTATTAGAAAAACGATTAAAGTGTTCTCAACGTAGGCTTTCGAGAAAGATTTTAAATAACATAGAAAGTTATAACAAAAATCGTGTACCAATATATACAAGACATATTGAAGATTGTAGAAACATTCAAAAACAAAAACATATAATTCAAAACTTATATAGAAAGTTGTTTAACATTAGAACTAACTATATTCATCAAGTAACAACTGAGATAGTGAAAACCAAACCGTCAAAGATTGTACTTGAAGATTTGAATATAAGAGGACTAATGAAAAATAGGCATCTTTCTAAATCAATATCTGATTCAAAATGGTATGAATTTAGGAGACAGATAGAGTATAAGGCCGAGTTATATGGAATTGAAGTGGTGATAGCTGATAGATTTTATCCTAGTTCAAAGACTTGTAGCTGTTGTGGTAATGTCAAGAAAGACTTAAAATTATCTGACAGAACATATAAGTGTGATGAATGTGGTAATGTTATTGATAGAGATGTCAATGCATCTATTAATTTAGCAAGATATCAAATTTAGAAGAGTTCATTTTAGCAAGAATTTTCTAAATATGTACCCATCGTATTACTGGGGAATTTAAGCCTTTGGAGCGTTATAACAAACAAGAGTAGTCAAGTTAGATTGAACGATGAAATTGGACACAGTGAATAAGGAAGATATATTGTGAAGTATATCAAAGTGTAAGTTTATAAAATATAGTTTGAATAAATTTTTGTAAATTTATCGTAGCGGAGAAGAGGATTGTTGTAGAGGATGTGGCTTTAGGAGATGGTTGGGAGGATTCTAATGTTGTTCCAATTCATATTACCTATAGTCTTGCTAATAGTAATGTCATGGGTTCATATGTATATCCTTTTAATAGGAGTATAGATGGTGTTGATATGTACGATTTAGGAAGTTCTAACAATATAATAGCTTATTAGAAAGGGGGTTTTACTTTTTGGCTAGTAGCAATAATTCAATGTCTTATACTGGAAGAGATATTGTCAGTATAAGGAAAGAATTGATAAATACAATACCTACGTTGACAGATAAGTGGACTGATTTTAATGAGTCTGATTTAGGTATGGTGTTGGTTGAGTTAATGGCTGGTGTACAAGATATGCAAAACTTCTATCTTGATACACAGGCTTTTGAGACATATAGTGATACTGCTGTTCAAGATAAGAATGTTAGAGCATTACTACGTTCTATGAATTATAGGATACCATTGGCTAAATCAGCTGAGTGTATAGTAAGGATTACGTTTGTTAATAATGACATACGAGATATAACCATTCCTAAATATACATCGTTTACGAGTAGTGTTAATACAAGTGTTATTAATTATGTTGCTAAAGATACAGTAACAAAGAGTGGTAATTTTGATTATATTGATATACCAGTTATGGAGGGTATTGCTAGGTCTATAACATGGAGTAAGGACGATTTTATATCTAATGTCAATGTAGATGGTGATATATCTAGAAGAATTTATTTAGGGTATAAGAATGTTTCTGATGGTTCTGTTGAAATTGTTCAGAGTGGTAATGTTTGGGAAGAGTGTGATGATGCCCTATTAAAGTATGAGGGTGGTCGGTGGTTTTCTGTTCATGCAGATGCTGATGGTCAGGTATATGTTTTAATGTCTGTCAATTTTTTACAACTGATTGAAGATGGCGAGACTATTACATTTAATTTTGTAACAACAAGTGGTATGCAGGGTGTTGTTGATATGGATGTAATAAATACCATAAATATGAGTATTCAAGGTGTTCAGAGGATATATAATACAACTAAGTCATATGATTCAGCTGATGTTCCTAGTAGTTCTGATTTACAAGATATGAAAGTACTTGCTAGAAGAAATGCAGTTACGATGGGTAGATTGATTACACTTGAAGATTTTGAGACTGCTTTATATAAGAATCCATATATTTATAGTGCAGTTGTTAAGGATTGGAAATATAGTGATTATGTTGATGAGCCATATATTGTTAAAATATGGGCTGTAAATAATCTTGGTGAGTCTTTAGGTGAGTTGACTAGAGAAAAGTTAAAAAAGGATTTAATGTCTAAGGCTATTGCTGATGTGACTGTTCAAGTGTTGGAAGTAGAGAATGTTAATTTTGATATAGATGTTGATGTTGTGTTATCTCTTGACAATGTAACAGCTAGAGAGAGATTAAGGACAGAGATTAAAAACTATTTATCCACTAAATATCGAACTGAGGTAATGGGGTTTGGTGAGACAATATCATACTCATTACTAACCTCTAGGATTCAAGCATATTCACCTTATGTAAAAGATGTCAGGGTTAAGACACCTAATAAAGATATAAAAGTTGGTAATATACAATTCCCTAAACTTGGAAATGTTGTTGTTAATTTAGTAGATGAATTATAGGTGTTGTAATGAAATTAGTTGATAAATTAAGAAATAATAAGTATATGACACTTATTCCGGAGAAATACAAAGAGAATGAAAATTTTCTAGTATTTTTCTATCTACTAATAACTCAATTCAATATTAATGAAGAGAACATAAGGAATTTACTGATTTAATCAATAATGATAAAGTACCTATGAAGTTTTTACAGAATCTAGGTGCATTTGTCAGTTACTCCTATCAGCATTTAGCTAAGAATGATTTTAATCGTGAGTTGTCAATGCGTATGCATAATATATGGGAACAGAGGGGTAGTAAGAAGTCTATAGTTGATGCCGCCACGTATGGTGATAACATAGGGTGGGTAGGTGGAGATTTATGGATACCTGGTTATTATAAGCCATCAGCAATAGCTGGGTTTGAGTTGCCAAGAGATAGGATTTTTAGACATAGTGTTTCTAAATTTTCTAGTACTCATGTCTTTGAAGATGGTAAGACATATATGCCTGGTGTTATATTACTCTCTGTACCTAATTTGACTAGGTTAGTAAAAAAACGTATATACGAGGTTACTCCTGCTGGTAGAAAGTATATATTTCAGATTGAATCTTCGTTCTTCCCTAATGATGGGATAGATAAATTAGATATAGGTTCTTATAATGAGTTGTCTTTTTATAAGAGAATGAGGGTATATCCTAAAGACATTAATGAAGAGAATCCACCATATGACAGGGATACAGATATAGATTTCACATATGAGATTGATATGATGGCTAATATGGATGAGTTTTTTAACATACTTATTCATAGTGAAAATAGAGGTAAGAAGTATCATAGTGGACATTTAACAAATATAACTAACTATGGATATGAGATGAATATGTCAGCATCTATGTTGCCAGTAAGTTTTTTATCTCATAAATTCCCTGTAAATGGTAATGATTCTCTACCTGATAATGCATATAAAAAATCTAAGACTGGTGAATATTTAGATACTTATAACAATAAAGGGATAGATTCTATTATGAGGAATATATCTCTTATCGATGATAATAATGTAGATTTAGATGTTCATAGAGAAGTTAGGTTGACTGCTATACGGAGTGAGAGTTCTTCTAGTAGGTCAGGGAATGGTAAGATGAGTGGTATAACATCTAGTATTGTTGATGCTTTTGTAGAATCTGAGCCTATATTACCTAGCGATTGTTTGTATTCTGTTGATGATGTTGCTGATTTGAATGAAAATAGTTTTAGAGATGAATTTTATTCAAGTGGTGTACAGATAAATGGTGATAGAGAGTATCCGTGGAGATTGTCTTTAAATCATATATAGTTAGTAATATATAATATTGTAATATTTAATAGAGTGATAGTTGTGGAGGTATAAATACTTTGGCTATTTGTACATTAAAAGCTCATGTATCAAGAGCTTTAGATTTTTATAAAAAAGATGATATTTATTTTGCTATAGGTAAAGGTTCTCAATGGACTGCATCTGATTTAGAAAACTTTGATACCACTAGGGATTATGATATGAATCCACCAGTACCTAAAAATACTGATGATATAAAAGAGTTGATTGGTTTTAAAAAGTCTGAGTTTAAGGCTTTGGTAATTCAAGATGACAATGGTTCATTGGAGTATCGTGGCGTTAATTGGAGAATTGTTAGTCCTGATGATGCTATTACGCAAGGTGCTAGGTGGGTATATGTTTCTACTGAATTGTCTTATGATGAATTGCCTACAGATAAACCATATCGTCAGGTTGGTATTTATACTGGACTAAGGAAGTCAGAGTCAGTACAGGGTAATGTGTATAATTTATTACCTAATCAGGTTGTAGATAAAGGTTTGTTAGAAGTAATAGATTATCGTAAACCTGTATATAGGGATACTGATGTTAGGGAAAAATTAAAAATTATTTTAGAGTTTTAGTTTGAGGGAATATATAGAATGAGTATAGTATCACAAAGTCCTTACTATGATAGGTATGATAGTGTAGATTCTGAACATAGGAAAGAAGGTTATACGAGGGTTTTGGCTATTCCTGGAAGGGCAGAGCAGGCATCTGAGTTTAATGAAATTCAATCTATACAAGAGGACTATTTGTCTAGGATAGGGGATTCCCTATATAAAGATGGTTTTGTTATTAGTGGGTGTGAGGTCAATATCTCAAACAACTTTATCACAATTTCTAAGGGTAGAATTTATTTAGGTGGTTTGATTAGGAATACGGATGAAGTTAAGTTAGCTATAACAGGTGTCGGAAAAGAAAGAGTTGTTGCAACATTGGTAACAAGTGTTGTAACATCTTTACAAGATTCATCATTGAGAGACCCCGCACAAAATGCTGAGAATTATAATCAAGTTGGTGCGAATAGGTTAAAACAGGTTGTATCATTTTCAGTAATTAGTGATGGTTCAGCTGTTGGTGATAGTTCTGCTGTTGTATACAATTTGAATGATGGTGTGATTGTTAAAGAAGCAAAAACAGACAATTATTCTATCTTAAATGATGTATTAGCTAGGCGTACATATGATGAGAATGGTAACTATAAGGTTGAGGGTTTAGATTTACAATCTGTTACTGAAGATGAAGGTGATAAGATTAGGTTGTATGTTAGTGCTGGTAAAGCCTATATTCGTGGTTATGATGTAACAAAACCAGCAATGAGTAGTATTCTACTTAACAAATCTAAATCGACTCGTATTATAACAAGTGAATCTCACTACTATAAATCATCTGTAAGGAAATATAAATTATCAAATTCACCTGTGGCATCTATTCAGAATTTTACTGCTAGTGTTCTTGTTACAGGTGAGCGTAAATTTAGGGGAAATGTAAAAGGTGGTCAAGAGGCTTTAAATAATACACCAGTCCAAAGTATTGTTAGTGTGTATACTAAGAACTCACAAAATAATAAAGAGACTGTGTATGTTGCTGGTAGGGATTATTCATTGTATTCAGACCAGATTGATTGGTCTTTGACTGGTGATGGTGCTACTGAGCCTATACAAGGGACTACTTATTATGTAGATTATATTTATAATTATTCTATGCGTGAGGGCGCAGATTTTAAAATAGAAAATACAATAGACGGTTCATATGTTGTATTGTTAGATAATGGCAATAAACCAACTGAAAATTCTCTTATGTATTTTACATATAACTTCACTTTGGCTCGTAGGGATTTGATTCTGTTAGATAGTGATGGATATTTAAGTGTAGTTGAAGGTACTCCTGATAGGTTTGATGATTTAATCACTCCTTATAATGGTTCTACAGCTTACTTAGAGTTAGGGTATGTGGATATCTATCCTACAAATGCTTTAGGTGTTACTAATGCGTCTAGGTTATCTAGGGTAACAAATTATGATGGTGTTAGGGTTTCACAAGATAATTTGTTATTGATGTTAAGAAGGATTAATAAATTAGAAGATAGTATCGCATCTCTTGATATGGAGAGAAGTGTTGAGAGTGGTGAGGATTTATCTAGTTTAAGTGGTTATTTCACTGATAGTTTTGAGAATATTAATAAGTCTGATTTAACATATACTGATACAGCTAAGAGATTATCTTATACTGCTTGTATTGACTATAATAGAAGTGAGTTGACAACATCTGCTACTTTAGGTAGTGTTGATTTATCTGTTGATGATAGGTCAAGTGATGGGTATGCTACTTTTGGTAACATAATCTCAGCACCGTATAATTCTATTTTGTCTTTATCTCAACAATATGTAACAGGTACAATGAAAGTAAACCCTTATGCTAGTTATGGGCCTCTATGCAAGGTTGAATTATCACCAGCAGTTGATGACTGGGTTGATACAAATACTGTTAATGTATTCAATACTGCTGAGGATGTAAAGTATGTTACAGAGACAAAAGTATATTCAAAAGGTTTTTGGGGACGTCATGCTAATGAAGAAAAAACATCAACTTTTTTAGATGGTGTTGAAACAACAAAGAATGTTTCAGAGTCTGTAGCCAAATCTATTTCAGAATATATGAGGGTTAAAGATATTAATGTAGTTGGTTCTGCTTTTGGTAATAATACTAGAAATATCAGAGCAGTGTTCAATGGTAGTCCTGTAAACATTACACCTACTGACGGTAGTTCTAGTGGTACAGCTTATTCTGAAGGTGGAAAGACATATACAACGATTAATGCTGATGCTAATGGTATGTTTAAGGGTAAGATTACTGTTCCTGAGAGGACACCATGCGGTACTGTAGCAGTACAATTTCAAGCTACGAATAATTTAGGTGAGACTCATACTGGTACTGCAAACTATGTAGCTAATGGTACTATTTTAACCAAAACTTTGACTAATACCACAACAGTTACTCAAAGGTATAAGGTCTTAAAAGAGATTACAAATTACTATAATACTGACCCTTTGGCTCAGTCATTTATTGTAGATGAGGTATATGATAGGAATATTCATAAGATTGGTTTATACTTCTCTAAAAAATCATCGGCTAGACCAGTTGTTGTACAGGTTAGGAATATGGTTAATGGGTATCCTGGTGAGACTGTGTATGCTGAGGTGTTACTAAAACCTAGTGAGGTAAATATACCTACTGACCCTAATGTTCCTGTTGTAACAAGTGTTACACTAAATCAACCAGTATATTGTGTTGCCAAGAGGTACTATTGTTTTGTCATCATTTCAGATAGTAATGATTATGAAATGTATGTTGCTAAAATGGGTGATAAGTTCTTAGGTAGTAATGACCAACTTGTTGTCAACCCTTATGGTGTTGGTGTATTGTTTAGTTCTTCTAATGCTAGTACATGGACTGCACATCAAGATACAGATTTGATGTTCAAGCTATATAGGACTCAATATACTGGTAATGGTGAGATTATATTTAATAATGTAGCTGTTAGGGATATTACTGGTGTTATGTTAGATGCCGCCTATGAAGTTGATAGTGATAGTGATAGTAAGAATATATCTTCAAGCAAGACTGGTATTAAATGGTTCTATAGATATACTAAGAGTGGTGCAGGTGAATCTCCTACAGACTGGTTAAGTATAGATACTTTAGTCTTTAGGGATTTACAATCTTATGCTAGGAATATTGATTTAAAAGCTGAGATTACAACTGATTTCAGTACATCACCTTTTATTGCAAAAGATAGGGTAGCTTTGAGGACATTCTTAGATAGTAAACAGTCTACCTATATTTCTAAGTCTATTGATGAGACAAATTTTGCTAACCCTTATCAAGCATTGAAGATAAGTTATCAAGCAGCTCTACCTCAAAATACTTCTATGGATGTATTTTATATGGATAAAGAGGATGGAGATTGGGTAAAATTAGCTACTGATAATACAACTGTTAATGTTGGTGGTAATGCAGTTAAGTTGGTGTCTTTAGATTCAATTACAAATGTTGATGAAGAGTTTAAACAGTATACTTGGAATATCAATAAGATTAATTGTATGGTTAGTGATACTCAATCTAGAGGTTCAAAATTCTTTAAATTGAGAATTGATTTGAATACTACGCAGGCTTTTAATCGTCCTAGGGTTAAGAAATTAGCTTGTATCTTTAAAGAAAAAGAATATAGGACTTAATTATAAAATTAAGTCATAGTATATAACTATATATAGTTATAGTTGGTATAGAGGTGTAGCATAAGATTACACCTCTATTCTTTTAGAATATAAAGTGAGGTGTGTTTATGCCTGAAAGAGTACAAAAGATGTTCTGTACAATGTTTAAAAAAACAGAGGAAGAGCAGAGGAATTATGATGCTAGGAAAGAATTATCTAGGACCAAGGAAGAGTTAAAAAATACTTCTGAGACTTTAGATAAGGCTATGACATTAATTCAAGAATTAAGTAGTGAATTATCTTCTATTAAGGAAGAGTTAAATAATACAAAAGAGAGAAGTAAATGAATATTTTAAAGAGATACAATTCAGATAATATAGATTGGAATATTGGTTCTTTATTTGCACATGATGACTATATTATAAAGTTATTATATTTGATGAGAGAGTTGGATACAACTAACCCTATAAAGTATGTGTTTGGTTCTATACCAACTGTACTATGTGGTGGGAGAGTATCTCCAAGAGATGCTACAGTTGAAAATGCTTTTAAGATTATTGATAGGTATAATCAGTTAGGTGTTGGTTGTAGGTTGACATTTTCTTCACACAATGTTTCTAAAGATGAATTAAGTGATGATATATCTAATAAACTCATGCAACATTTAGAGGATAATAATCAAAAATATGGTGTTAGAATGAATGGTGTTATTCTAGTATCTGAGTTATTAAG